GTCTCCGCGCCCTTTAAAAAACAAAAAGAATAGGGGGGATATATTATTTTTAAACCTTCCGCAAATCAACCGGATTCCCGGATTCATCAAACATACAATTTAATTTTGGTATGTTTAGCGAATCAATGAAGTGTCCTTCCTGCCGATCATGGCACGCTTTGCAATTGCCTTCCATCAAGCAATGATTCAATGCAATATCCGGATCGTTTATGTTTACCGGCGTAAGATTTACTTTGTGATGCACGATGTAGATCGGCTCTTTGTGGCATATCTCACACATGCCGCCATCTATCAACGTGCGCTTTTGTATGTAGGCTTTACGGCATGCCTTCCATGCCTTGCTATTGTAAAAAGGTTTCGCCCATGCCTGCGCCATTGTAACCCCTCCAATCTTCCCACAAGAAAAGCCGCTATCATTTGATAACGGCTTTTCAAGTACATATAGCAGGAGGATTTCCCATTTGTGATTTAATCACGATATTAAAATAACATATTATTTTGTCCTCTGTGTGTGGTATTTTAATAATTTTCAATTTACATGTTTGTTGTATTCTTCAATTGCCGCTTGCAAAGATTGCGTTTCGTAAATAGGCAATTCAGAATTTCCGGCGTATAATTCATATTTGCCATATTTGCCCGGCGAAGTGATCCACTTTAAAACAAGCGCGCCACATTTTGCAATCGTGATTTCATAATCTTTCATTTGTGATATATCAATTTTATTTGCCATTGTCATTTTCGATTTCCTCCGCGTATTCCTTCGCAACTTCTCCAACGATTACATGCTTCAATGCTTCTTCAATGCTCAAATTATATGTTTTGCTATACCGATCGACATATTGCCGGAAATCTGCATTGTTGTTATATAAATAAAATATCCTGCGTTCCTTTTGATGTGCTTTCAAAGATGCGCAATTTTCGCATTCATACAACGGATCATTATCGCAATCATATTTCGGACAATCTGACATTGCTTTTCCATGAAGCGCGCATTTTCCATTTTTACAATCAACACACAAATTATTTTCTTTGCAATCTTTTATTTTCAACATTCCGCATCCCCTTTTATTTTTTTAATGATTCTATTCCAAATGCAAACGTTGCAATTTTGGAAAGTTGATTTGCAATCTTCGTTACACTCTGCAAATGTTCTTATTATTTCTTCAACGTTTACCCTTTCCGCCTGCCTTCCTCTTTCATAACCTAAATCATACGCATCTTTTGCCAACTTTTCTCTACCGCTGCTTAATACCGCGGCGAAACAACACATGCTAATAAAACACACACAACAAATCAACAAAATATCAATCCCAACTTCAACAATTGCCATATCTTAAAACCCTCCTATATATCAATATCTTTCTTTCGCAATATCCGATCCAAAAAGAAATAAAATTTCCTGCGGCTGTTGTAGTAACGATCCCTTTCGCATGGAATATCTTTTTGCATCTTCAAAAATTTAAAGGTTACGTTTTCATGCGTTACCGCGTAAATTATAAAATCTTTCAATTCCGGATCCGCTGCATGCGCGGCGGATTCTATTACCGCGCGTTTGTGTGCAAATTCTGCGCATTCAATAGCAACGTTTGCCGTTGGATTGCCCGGCGTACCGGAAGCAGGAAGGGCGGAATATTGAACGCCCTTCAATGGATTTCGCTTTTCCTGCAATGCTTCGCCCCATTCGTCATACTGTAAGCAGAAATAATATAATTCCCGGAAGCGATAATTGCTTATATTGAATTTATCTTTGTTTAGGCTTCTAACATTCGCCATCGTTTCAACCTCCTTCCGAAAATTTATTTTCAATTTGTTTGACGGCGGCCGCGTTCAATTGTTTAATGGTATTATTCAAAGAAATCGGAAGCGTTGCTTCTTTCTTTGTTCGTTCTGCTAACTGTTCATAAATCATTCGGAAATTGGCGCGGTCTTGATTGCTATTTTCACTCATGCAAAGATTGCGCCATCCTAAACGCTTTACACATGTTTGCGTTAATTGATCCATAGTTTGCATTGCTTCCGATTCTCTGTAATATCCAAAACGGCGTATTGCCTGCAATACTTTTTCCCAACCTTCGCCCCAATCCGGAACATCGCCAATCGAAATTGATGTTGCTATTTCGCGCAAATCGGCAATTGTTGGGGGAAATTTATTTATAAGCATATATTTTTGAATTGCTGCATTTAAAACCGGATATTCAAGATCGCCCAAAAGTGCAAACCATACATTGAATGCATCCGCATCCGGAAGAAATGTTGCTTGTGTATATACGGCCTTCATTCCTTTACATAGAATTTTAAATTGTTCTCTTTCCAACCTTCGCCCCTCCTTTACCAATTATCAATATCGCTTACGCGGTTTTGAATGCCTGCATTTGTTGTTCGCTGCTTTGGATTGATTCTTGCGTTTAAATATCCTTCAAACTTTGTTCCAAAAAGCGTTTCCGGCCTTAAATACTTTTCGTATTCTGTTCCTATCCATTCCGCACATTTTTTATCAATAACGATTTTGAAATCGTCAATTGTAAATCCATCTGCAATCCTTGCATGAATACATGTTTGCGTTTTCTTGGATGATGCTTTGTAATTAGTGCCGGCGCGTTCATTTAAGTATGAAATGATTTCGTTGAACGTATCGTTATACGTTACGTTGGGCGTAACGTGGTACGTTACTTCATTATCATTCTCATTCTCATTTTCTTTTTCATTCTCTTTTTCATTTACTTTTTCATTTGAATAATAAAGAACGCCGTTTTTTTCTTCGTATTCATCAATAATGCTTTTAACTGTTGGATTTAGATTTTCATCGCCTTTTATATGTGCAAATACGCTTGCAATCAAATCTTTGTTTTTAACCTTGTTTAACTCTTTTATTAAACAATCCCTAACCGGCGCGCCGCCTTTAATTATGGAATGCCGCAAAAAATTCTTGATTGCAATTTCTTTCGTTTTCTTCGAATATATGATAATGCCGTATTTGTTTTCGAATCTGTCTATTAAATTTTGCACCGATTCGATAGAATAACCCAATTGAAAAGCGGCATTTTTAACGCTTATTTCATATATTCCAAGCTGCGTTGTGAATGGATTTGTCAAAATATACATCATGAAATATTTATCTTCCGGCGTGAAATCTTCCGTTCCGGTATCTGTCCAAAATGAAGTATCAACGATTCGTTTAATTCCCATTTGCTGCGCCGCCTTTCATCATTTGTCGCGCCGGCCGCAATGCGTAAAAAATACTTTTTGCCCGGCTTTCTTGCTGCTTCACAAATTTTCGAAGCATTTCTTTTTCCTGCTCTGTTGGATCATCCGGGAAAAGCCAATATCCGGATCCGTCATTGTTTGAAATGATAATTGTTTCCCGGCGTGCTTCCTCAATCAAGCCGCGAACAACGCGATCATTTAACCCGGTTAATGTGCAAAGGCTTCTTCGTGATATTGCGTTTTTATAGCCCTGCGGAATATAATCGATTATGTTCATTTTCTGTTTCCTCTCTTTCCGGTAGATTTATATATTGCCCGGTTTCCCATTTGTACCGGTCGATTTCTTTCAAACATTCTTCAAAATTCATTTGATTTTCGCATTCATAATTTGATAAATCTTTCATTGAAACTTTATCCTTTCCAATTTACGGCGTTTTTCTTCATCCGTTGTCTTTGCATATATGCGCGTTGTTTCTAGTGAATTATGCCCCAAAATATCGGCCAATTCGGCAATGCTGCCGTTGTATTCTTCCAAAAACATTTTCGCGAACAAATGCCGGAAGGAATGCGCATGAACTTTGTTTTTGCTTACCCTTGCAACGCCTGCGATCCTTTGCATACGCCGCCATATTGTCGATTTTGCCATCATTTTACCTTTGGTAGAACAATAGAAGATAACGCCGGATTTGATGCCCTTATCGCGGCAATACGCGCGTAATTCGCGCGCCAAGTCCTGCCGGATGATGATTGAACGTTCTTTTCCTTTGTTTCGCACATGAATATAATTCGATTTCACGTTTTCAACTGTAAAAAATGATAATTCTTCAATCCGGATCCCGGTCATGGCAAGTATTTTCATAATCAAATATGTATCTTCTTGCCCCATACGGCGCGCAAATCGCAATAAACGCTTATAATCGGCCAATGATAGAATTTCGCTATTGGATGCCGCATGTTGTTTCTTTAGCTGCTTAACCTTGCAATTTTCCGCGCCACACCAATATAAAAATTTATTGATCGAAATAATATAATTGTTGATTGTATTCGTGCGGAAGTGCTTTTCGTTTAGCAAATATGATTTGTAATCAATCACGATTGTTTTTTCTACTTCCGCGCCATCCGGCAACCATTCAAGAAATGATTCGATATTCCGGGAATACTTCTTCAATGTGTTTTGCGCTTTTTCATCCTCCGATTGTTCCAAAAGGAAAAGCGGCAATTTTTCTTTTAATTCTTCTTTTTTCATTCGCTTTTCCTCAAATAACACCACGATTGCGGCGGCCGTTTAAAACCGGTGGCCATTTCAAGCGGAATCGGCATTTCATATTCGCAAACGCTGCCTTCCTGCACATGCCAAAAACAAAGGCCGCGGCCGCGTGAATAACGAATCAATTCGGCTTCCGTCAAACAACTACCATTTATAAGGATTTCCGGCATGTTTTCTTTACTGTGAATGATTTGATCGCAATCAAACTTCCCAACAACGCCAACATTGCCGGTAACATATACAATCACCCGGAAGGGGAAAGAAATGTTTTGCGGTTTTTTCGTTCTAACTTCAAATGTTTTCTTTCCGCTTTTTATCAAATCCCAATATTCAGAATGTAAAGACAATAAAACTTCTTGCATTTTCAAACCTCCTTTATGCTTCTTTTGGTTTCCGGCCGCGCCGCCTTCTTTTGCCTGCTTCATAGCAAATACAACTATCCGTTTTATATCCGCCGTTTTCGCGTTCAATTACAAGCCTGCTTTGGCCGGTATGCTCTAAATAATTGCAATAATTCTTCAAATCTGTTGTCCATTGGCGCGAAACATAATGTTTGCAACCTTTACATACGCCCGGATTTTTCATCGTTTTTCCTCCTTCAACGCCTGCCGCGCTTCATTCTTGTTCAAAAATACACTTCTGCCAAATTCGCGACTAAAAACAAAACCGGCCGTTTCAAATTCAATTTGTATCGAATAATGGTTTTGCGATATGTAGCAATTTACACTTCTAACCTTTTTTGTGATGATCTTTTTATTGATCCGATCCAATTGATAAACATAATCGCCCGGCTTGCATGGAATGCGAACATTGCCGTTTTCATCATAAATGCTTTCGTTCATTGCTTGTCCTCCTGCATCGCCTGCAATGCGGCGGCCGCTTCTGCTTCTGTCAAAAAAACTGTTTCTCCAAAATTTTCGATTTTTGTTGCCTTAAATCTTCGCATCATATAGAAATTTTCACATCCATTTAAAACCGCATAACATCCGGATTCCTCAATCAAAAATTCATCAACTTCGCATTTGAATGGTTTTTCTTTTCTCCTGCAAAAAGAATGATCTATGATGTAAACAATTTGTTTTGGTTTGCAAGGCAAGCGAAAAAGCAATCCTTGTTCTTCTGCATCCTCATAATCTGCCAATTTTTCAATTGCTTCATTGATTGGGCATTCTTCGCATTTTTCAACACGTTCGCATGTTTCGGAACATAATTCGTTTTCACATTTTATTATTTGAATATCTTCTTCCGGTGCATTCTCAATTCCCATTGCCGCCAAAATCTTACTTCCAATTGCGCAACTATAATGTTTTGTCAATCTTCCCATTCTTCGCCCTCCTGCAATTCCTGCTTTGCTTCATCATGCGCCGGTAATCTTTTAAAAGGATTGCCGCGGTGGTATGCTTGCAAATCCAACTCCGTACCATCTATATTTCCGTTCAATTTGTTTTGGCAATGGCATAATAAAGTTTCAAGATTACAAATGCGCCCGGCGCGATATTCACTTCGAATAAAATCAAGAACGCGATTTACACTTTCGATTCTATATGCTTGTATATCCTCAAGCATGGATTCTTCTTTATAACGAATTTCTTCGCGAAGTCCGTTGATTGTTTTGCGTGCTGTTTCTATTTTTGTCAATAAATAATCAATTCTGCTTTGTGTATGATTCATATTTCCTCCTATTCCGCGTGCAACGAATGCATAATATTATATTGCATCCTTCAAAATGCCTTCCGTTGCCTTTATTCACTACATTTCCGGGCGTTTTTTACGCCCAAATACTTTTTGCAAAAATCAAGCCGTTTTTTCTATGTTTCAACGCGCTTATATTTGATTTCTTCCAATACTATTTTTGAAACTTCCGGCAATCTTAAACTTTCCATGCAATCGTTATGCAATCCGCTTTCGTCATTCCATTTTTTAACCGGGCATTTATTGCAAAGTGTGTTTGTGCAAAATTCCCCAATCTGCCGAATTGTGATTTCTTTACTTGTCATTGCCTGCCATCCTATAAATCCAAATGCCATTTTTCATTTCTTACTTGAAAAGCATCGCCCATTTGTATAATGTCCGGGAAGTTATCAAGCGCAATTTTCATTGCATTTTTATCAATTTCGTATGCGAAATATTTGATATTTTTAAAGCCTAACTGTTCCAAACAATAACGGCCGGTTGCGATTCCGTCATACATCGAAAGAACAACGATTTCTTCATCGCGTGATACATTTTTCAAGCCTTCGCGCAATAAGTGAATAATAACTTCCGCTGTCCATCCGTTGCCAAGTGCTTTCCTGGCCTGTCCTGCGGAAGCTGCCTTTGTGTAATGATCCGGCATTGTCTGCAATCTTTCCGCTTCAATGATGCTTGGTTCTCTGATTACATAAAAACCATCATTCAATTTGATTTTGTATTTTTTGCCCTTCAATTCATATTCGCCGTTTACAACTTCGAAAATCTGCCCCGGTTTCGCCCTTTCGTGATCCTTAGCAAATTCCAACGGCAACGCGAACATTCTATCCGTTTGAACTGTTGTCAATGCGTTGGCTTTTTCGATTCCGCTTGTTTCAAATCTGCGGTATAGCTTTCCATCTTCTTCGCGTCTGTTTCGATAACCTACGCCAACCGGAACGGC